GGTGCCAGCAGGGGAGAGTCCAGTGATACGAGTTGAGTTATGAGCACCTACACCCTCAAGCGTTACCTTGTGCTGTGTAAGCGTCAGAGTTTCGTCCCATTCAGCCGCGTTGTCGATCATGATCTTTGTGCCAGCCTGTGCGGCCGCCAACGATGCGGCAGCGGTAGCAAAACCACCATTACCAGCAGACGCGACTTGCTGGGCGTTCAGGGGGATGCGCTGAACCCAATCAGCGCCGTGTGTGTTACCCATTCTTCACCGCCTTTTTGCCGCCCTGCTTCTCGGCGGGTTGTTCCTCCGCTTTTTCGGGTTTCGGCAACTTGACTTCTTTCCAACCCAATGACTTGAGGTGCTCAATATCAATGGGGTTTACTATCTCCATGCGAATGCCAACATTTTCAAGCAACATGGTTAGCTCGCTTTGATGTGGCTGTAAACGCCGTTCACCTTTGAGGTGTAAACGAATGCGTCGTGATACAGCCGGTACTGGATCTTCCAGCCGTCTTTGTCCTGGTTGGTGTCGGGATCGAAGATTTTCAGGTTGTCATGTTTCTTGACCTGCAAAACCGCGGATGGGTGAACCATCAGGAAGTTGATGTCGCGGCCGGTTACAGAGGTCTTAGAGAATCCGCCTGCCGTTGCTCCGCTGCCAGCATCCAGGGTAATGCCCTTGTAGAAGCGGGTTTGTGGGACCATGATTACATCCATGTTGTTGTAACGATTGACCATCGTACTGATTGACGAGTCGTTACCGTACATGCGGGTTACGGACTGGTCCAAGAAGGTCTGAACGCTGTCAGACACATACAGGATACGCCCATCGGCGGGAACTTCCGCGGCGTTCATTGCGGCGGTGGCTGTGTCAATCGCGGACAACACTGTCGAGGCACTGAGGGTCGTCGGACTTGCGACTTCCTGAATACTCGCCCAGGATGCGTACTTGCTGAAACGGTAGGCGTCTACTTCGGGGACAACCAGTGTCCGCATATACTCGCCAACAAGAGTTCCAAACGCCATACCCAGCGTCTCTTCGTCGTCCTCGCGGTCAACGAATAATTCGCGTCCGCGCTCGGTCGCCAGGGTGAGAGTTTCCCACGTGCCAGTAACGTCGCCAGCGGCATAACCAGCGGTTCGGCTGTAGGTGCCAAGACCGATCAATGAGGTCTTGAACACTTTCACAACATTAGCACCCGCAAAACTGACAGGCTTCGTCATTGCGTCCATACGAGCCGTCACGGATGCGGCTTTGTAGATTTCGTCAAGAATGGGCTGAAACTTGGTTACAAGTTGCCCGGAAAATCCTTGTGTCATTTCTTACTCCTATTTAGGAGGCGTCAAGCCTGCGCCGGTCCTGATGGCGTCGCCAATCTTGTCGCCAATGATTGAGTGGTTTTGCCCGCCCGTCACAATGACGGGGGTCTTTTCGTCGCTTGCGAACAGATAATCTTTCGAGGTCTTGAGTGGCTCGACCTGCTCCTTGAGTCCGATGAATTTGCCATCTTCCCCGAGTTTGAGCATGTCGGCTTTCAGATGAGGGATAACGTCAGACGGGTCTTTGACCTTGTACTCTTTCAATTCCTTTTCGAGAGCGATGTCGAAACGGATCTTGGCAACCTGCGCGTCGGCATCTTTCTGTGCTTGCTCGGCTTTCTGCTTCCATTCGTCGGCGGTTTTCTTTACACCTTCGATGTCCATTCCTTTGAAGGACTCAATTTGCTTGTTAGCCTCTTCGAGTTGTTCCCTCGCGGTTTTGGCTTCAGCTTCTGCCGTGGTTATCTTGCTCTTTTGTGCTTCCACGTCCTCGCCGTGCATCGCCATGATCTTGTCGATCTGTTCGTCTGACAATTCGAGTTTCTTGAGTTGTTCCCTTTTCATGGTTTATCTGTCCTTTCCTTTGATCGCGCTACGCTTAGTCACGTGGTTGCGTCCACTTGCGCCCGCCTTTTTGTACGTGTTGCGGTTCACGAATTAAGACAAAAAAGCCCATGACTCTCGAAAGAGTCACGGGCTGGGTCTACTTGTGTCGCTCGATATTACACGGTTTTATCCGTTAGATTGTTTGCCCCCAAACTATAAAATAATTATATCACGTGTTTCGTTGTCGCGCAAATAGTTTCGTTACGGCGTCGGTGTTCCTGCAATCGCTACCACAACGCCTGAGCCGATCACGCAAGCCATGATAGACATAAAGCCACAAAACACAATCGCCAGGATAACGCCAAGAGTGCCGGAGAAGAATTGCAATAGAGTTTTCACGCTGTTCCTTTCACTTATGTACTCATATTATATACGCTTTGCGGCGCTTCTGGTTTCTTCTCGCCCTCAAGTTTGACAGGTTCCTTTTTCACAAACCAAAAGCCGATAGTCTTTTCCGGCGTGATATACACCACAATCTCGTACAAAGACGATGGGTCAAGAGCCTTGATCCTTGCAATCAACTTCTCCTCTTGTGTCATCAAGTCTGTTCCCTCACTCTCTGCCTGTTGAGCTTCGTTTGCTCGATAAATTCACGCATTCGCCGCTGCCATTCTGCAACTTTCGCAGCCTCCCTCATGTTGTCCAGTTGCGCCGCCTTGAGTGCTTCCGATTGTCGCTTCCAGTAACGGACTTGCGCTCAATCTCCCTCTGCATCTGAGTAGCGTCGTACATCGGCACTCTTTCGCCTTCCAGATTGACGGATGACCGCGCCAATTGCCCGCGGGTCGCGCTGTTGTATGCGTTACGCGATATGCCCTCGAAGTACGGATAGAATGAGTGACGGCAATTCCAGCCACCCAAACCCTCGCCTGTCCCGTATCCAGTTACCTCAACAAATGACGGGTATCTCTTGGATGTACCCGAACGGCTGTAAATCTTACCCTGCCAGCTTTCATGATTTGCAGGTCCAATGCCGGTATTGCGTGCGCCTGCGTGTGCTGAAACCTGTACAAGATCCTGCCCCATCTCGTCGGCGCGCGCTTCCTGTAGCTTCCCCGCCGTTTGGGATACACCCGTCAGGACCGTTCGCCGCATGGCTACGTCCAGTTTGTCGCGCGCTCCGCCTGGGTACGTTACCTCCAATCCACTCGCCCCAACGCTTTTGATCGCCGACCGAATCGCTTGATCATAGGACATTGCGCCGCTACTCACCTGCATATAAGCCTGATCTGCCGCCGATATAAATAACTGTTGGGAGTTGGTCGCCGTGGTCAGCGTCAGGTTGTTCATAACGCCCTGCGTCTTTTGCAGACCGATAGCCAGCACGCGAGACATAGCAGGGGAGAGGTTCAGTGGTAACGGATTCAGCCCTGCCGCCTTATAAATGCTGTCATCAAAGCGAATAGACTTGACGCCTGCCGCCTTGAATGCGGCGCGCAGTTCTGCCTCTGATTTGCCTGTCAGTTTTGACAGTTCCTTGAGTGCGTTCTCGAACGTCTTGCCGCTTTCCGTGAGTCGCTGCATCTGCCACGCGGCTGTACTCGTCATGTCCATCCCGGCAAGGCGACGGGCAATATCACGGATAACGGATAGCGTGTACTCTTCGTACACATCAAGCACGTTATTAGGCAAAACGTCGAATTGATCTTCTGTCAGCACTATGCGCCTGCGTCACCAAATAAATCATTCGGCTCGGGTTGCTCGGCTTGCGTCTCTGTAATCCACTTCTTAGCCGTCGCCTCGTCTAGTCCACGGTTGCGCATCAGGAACATATAACCCGGCATCATTCCGCCTGCCTTGAGTTGCATATCCTGGGCAAACTGCAGTTCTTTGTCTGTAATGACGGAGTCATCAAACTCATAATTGGCGGCATACGTACCGCGCGGCGCAAGACCGCCAAGCGTCGCCCATACGTCCATTGCATAAAGCAAACTATCAAGCGCCGTTTGTAGGGACTTCTGGCAATCGGTCACGGTGGAGTAAGACCGCTGCTGGGATATTTTTATCTCTGTGGCTGTCTTGTCAACGGTTTGCGGGTCGCTAAGGGTGCCGTACGCCAAGCCGCAGACAAACTCAATCTCGCGCATGGTGTCGTTCAGTCCAGACTTGATCGCAGCCTCACGGAACTCAGGCGACCATTCGTCAAACAGTTTGTTTTGTTTTCCGCCAATGTCTCCTGTAGATTTCAGGGTACGGTAAAGCCGCTTGTCTGGTAGTTTTGGCTTTCCGTCCGTCCCTAACTCAAAGGCAAGCTCGTCTGCATATATTAGCCGCTTACCGCTCGAAAACTCCCACATGAGATTCGAGAATATTTCATCGGCACGTTGGATCAACTTGACGTTACTGCCATCCTGCGCGCGCGAGTAGCACGACACAGACAAGGGAGAGGTGGTGTCTATGTTGTTCGCAATGGGATAGCGAAAGTATCCAAACAGCGGCGCGGTCACGTTTAGGATCGTCGCCTCGGGTTGAATGTCTGCCCACTCCTCGACCTCTGTAAGCTGGATAGGCTGCCCGAGTGAACTGGTGTCAGATGACCTAAAGGCGGCATTGCGAATGTTGTAACTCGTACCAACCAGGCTATGATATTCAAGCCGTGTGTACCAATACTGCCTGATCTTGCGCTGGTCGCTGAACACGCAAGCCGTCATTTTGCCGCTTGAGTCAAACGAGACGGGATACCCCTGGTCGGCTTGCACAGTATCCACGGCAATCACACTGCCTTTGATATACGGCTTCCACCACAAACCACCCTTTGCGCAGCCCTTTTCCACGTCCTGCCGAATGCGAGTCAATACTGGCCTCATTTGTTCCGCCAGAAACACGGCGCGCGGGCTGCCGGTGACATCCACCTGCATTTCGATTGTCACGAGGCGCGCAATCTCTCCCGCAATGGTCGCTGGTAGGTTGAGGCTTTCCGTGTCGGCACTCAGCCACGGCGAGCGTCCCTCGTACATATCTGACCATCTTTGGAGAGCGTCGCCCATCAATGGGCTTATAGCAATATCGACGCCAAGCGCCTGTTTTACGTTTTGAGTCGAAAACATCTTAGAAAGTACCTCCCGAATCCATCGCAGGATTTTTTGAAACATGGTTTACCTCACCCGCGCCATTAGTCTTGCGCTACGTTTAGTCGCACCGTCAACCCTGTACTTGTCAGTGTTCCGCGCGTCACAAGACAGCCAAACAGATTTTTGGAAGCTGCGCCACACGTAAACGGAATAGCATAGACCGCTGATCGACAAACGGCATTCAGCGCGCTTTGCACCCAATCGGCGGCAGGGAACTTGATAACCCCGATACACTTCTTTGCGTCGGCGTCTGATATTGACCATGCGGCGCTATCTGCTGGAGGGGTAACGGTGGCGTCAAACAGCCACAACTCGCAAGCAATCGCCTCGGCAACATCGTTTTCGAGCAGTGCCCCGATTACCCAGCCTGTCCCGGCATTCACGCGGGCGGCGTCTGTAAAAGTAATGGGGGTTCCTGATGTGCCAACGAAGTCTCCCGTCACATAATCTGCGTGTACGGTCAGGGTGGGGGTTACATCAATGTTCTTTGTGTTTCCTCCAACTTGCCCAACGTGCGCCTCGCCCGCCAACAGCGTCACGTCGCCAATGTCAATTGTTGGCGTAGTTTGCAGCGCAACAGGCAACGGATTCGACGCGCTAACCGCCGCCCCGTCCACATCGTACAGCGTCACTTCCTGGGCGATTATCCCGTTTGAATTTGCATCAGACATTTTATATTCTCCTTTTATTTACCACTCACAAACCGCGCGCATTGGAATCCAACGCGCGACCCCGATCATTATCCATGTGTTATCGTGGGAGGCGTCGCGCACCCGCACAACCTCGCCGACCCGTACCGATCCGTGCTCTACACCTATGCTGGGATTGCCGTACACAGCAGTAGCCTCACAGACAGTCACCCAATCAGGGATCTGCCCGCCCATAAATACATCGTTCTCAATCACAGGCGTGGGGTGTAATTCGCGCACAGCCGGAGGCGTAATCTCTTCGAGCGCCAAAGCGGGCACAGCAAACCCCAACAGTACAACAACGAAAGCAGCAACGATCAAACACTTACGCATTTATTGTCCTCTCATTCTCCATATTAGGTTTGTTCTGTAACGCACTTCATCAATGAAGTGGTCGTCATGTTCGGGGTATTCTGAAATATAGTTACCGTCTTTATCCTGCTCGTACTCACAATTCAAGAACTCCTCAAGATGGAACGGCGCGCGGACGGGATCTATAACAATCTCCGCAAGCGACTGCAACCACTTGTAAGAATAACCTCGGCTATCCGGTCCCTTTTCGGCTCCGCGGATGTTTGCACCATAAGCCCTGAAATCGCCTATGCTCTTTGGCTCGGCAGAGTCGGCAATGATCAACTCGCCAGGATGCAACCTGCCCGCCTTTTCAAGTTCCTTGTAAACAGCCTCGTTGCCCATCTTCTGCGCTCTGTATTCATCGAAAACATACAGTTTATGCCGTGCCGGGTCGTAATGACTGCGCCCCCACGCAAACGGATCCGGGTAATAGCCCCAGTCTATGCCCTGTCCGATGTGGTCAAACTGCGCTATCTCCTCATCTGTGATGGTACGAGATACGGCATTCTCAAAGACTGTCCCGCCCAAACCATTGACCACTCCTAAATACTCATGTTCGTATGCGGGAGGGTTGACTGCTTTCAGGTATTCAGCTCGATCAATAAACGCCTTACCCAGCCACTCAATAGGAACATTCAGGTAGTTTGATGAGTGGTGCCAGGTCTTTTCGCCAAGCGTCTTGATGTACTTATTCGCCCAGTTGTTTGACGTTCTCGGCGGGTTGAATGATTTGAATATGAATGCCTCGTCACCGCCGCGGATCGCCGACTGCTCAATGTTACGCACGACTTCAGGACCACGAAAACTATCTAACTCCTCAAACCATAAGACAGCAATATACCCAAACGGCGGCTTGATTGATTTGATCTTGCCTGGGTCATCCGCTCCTCTAAAATATATCTTTTGTCCCGTTGGCAGGTATTCAATCTCTAGTGGGGAGGTGGTGCACTTGAATGAATCCGTAAGCCCTAGTTGCTCAATTGCCCAAACGAACTGAGCATAGACCGAATCCCGCAGCGTGTCCTTTACCTGTCTTGTGGCGAGTGCGTGCCAGGTGGGGTGATTGACAAGCAACTCAATAATCTCAACACTGATAAATGACGACTTTGTACTGCCGCGCCCACCATCCTCGACAAACTCGTTGTACTTGCCGCTATGTATAGCCCTGTGCGAAGCGAAGAAATCGGGCGCTATCAAGTCGGCGGGAATAATGAGTGAGTGCGGCTCGCCGTCCTTGCCGGTGAGTGGCTGGTCAGCCTTGCCGAGCTCCCATTCGATAATTTCACTCGCGGCTTTCTGTCTCACTACTTCATTGTCGCTATCCAGCCCGCCTGCTTTCACCATCATTGCCTTTACGAGGTTCTTCCGGCGAATTGCCCGCGCACCATCCAGGGCTTCGAGCGCCATGAGGCGGGCGGCTTCGTCTACCTCTTCCCCCCATTTGTAGACCGTGTTAGGCTTTATTCCAACAGCCTCACACGCATCTTTTTTGCTGGGGTAGTCCTGAAGCGCGACGATATACCGCAACTGGTCTTTACTCAGTTTCGGTAATATCTCAGAAAGTCGCTCAGATGTGGATTTTTCTTCCATTTCCTGTAGTTTCACTCTTAATCTGCTTGTCTATTGCCACTGCTGCCACTTCCAGTACACAGCCTCTTTGTTTCGCTTCCATCAGTTTCGCCGCCGTTGCTACTTTGTCGGCGGGCAGGTCCAGCGTTATCCTGATAGCGCCGTCCTGCATGGTCTGGACCTTGATTATCTCTGCCGGGAAGGTGATCGCCTCTTCAGCCATTTACAAAATCAATCCTTCTCGAATATGTCAGCTTTACAGGCAAGCTGTTCACCCAATCTTCCATGTGTTCCACGCCGTACCTTGCGCATTGGATCTGCCAGAACTTGACGCGCACATCGTAGCCGTTCAATACACATTCTCCACGGTGACACACTTCACACGCCTGCATGATGTTCTCTTTTACTGTCAGAATATCGTGCCAGCGTTTTATGTCGTGAATCAGGGCGTGATGACGTTCGATAGCTTCCCGCTCCCCGCACCACTCACAAAGGACACCTCTCTCACGGCGTAGATCAAATATCGTTATCAATTCACGTTATCCTTTCGCCTCGGCGCTTCCACGTCCAGCATCCCGCCAGCGCAGCGCACCGGATAGCCGATGTATGGACTTTCGTATCTGTGCCAGAACGCCCACAGCAGCAGGGCGAGCGGGAAGAGGCAGAGTTTGACAAGACGTTGGTTCATGCGTGTTCCTTTCCAGTGGGGGAGGGGTGTCGCTTCTCCCAAATCAGATAAGCCTTCGCCGGTATCTGTGCGTTTCTGCCTTTCGGCTTGCGTCCTTCGTACATTCTCATTAGCCACCGTAGTTCGTCGTCTGTGAACAAATCAGGGGAGTGGCTGAGGCGCTCATAAATCGGACTCTCTTGGTTGGTTTCGATAAGATACAATGTCGCAAACATCAAATTCCCTTTCTGCAACGTGCCAGGTACCATTCGCGCCGCGGCAGGAAGAAGCGGGAGAGAAAGACAGAAACGGTGTTCATAGACCTAATAGCGTTTTCCATGCCGCCGCCTTCAAAACATAACCGTCATGGTTTGGATGAACTCCCATTACTCCACCATCCATCAACTCAGGATGACCCGTAAAAATCGGGACGTTATCTATACCCTCGAAACAGAAGGATGAGCGCGCCGCAATGACAGCCTGTTGCCATGTCCACAGCGTTGCAATTCTCGAAAGCTCAGTGGCTCCGTCACGGAACGTTTTAGCTAAATAGACTTTCGTAGCCGGGAACGCTGTATGAATAGCGTCAAGGTCGCTTCCGAGTGTTGCTTTCCACTCCGATTCTGTGTATCCAGCCGTGCCCCAATACGTGTCTGTAATGTCGTTCGCTCCAATCTCGAATAAGATGTAAGCGGGGTCCTCGCCTGAATATCCAGCCAGCCATGCCGCTAAACCAGAATGTACCTGTAATAATGTCCAGCCACCGGTTGCCAGCTTGGTGGGTAATTCATTGATGTACTCGCCACGCTCAGAGCGTAAATCGGTGATCAATATGCCAATGTGCCCACCCGTTCCCTCTTCATCTGTTGCGGCTGCCGTGATGCTGTCGCCAATGCCAGTAATAAACAGGTTATCAAAAAAAGGCGCCAAAAACGCGTCGCTCCCTCCTGCGCCTCGAACCGTTTCGCTCCAACTATCAAATGTATTTGCGGAATAGGTCGAGAATATCCCGGCGTACTGGTTGTCTTTGATCGCCGCATCTGATATTGTTTGCGTGTCAATCACCACAATATCAGACTTGAACACACGCACGCTTGTACCCTGCTTTGCAACGCGTAAGACCCCTGTCCCTAAACCACCTGAGGCATCTATAACTTTAGATAAGACCCCATTCAGGGCTTTATACAGCCGCAGGTATTTACCATTGTCTGCAATAAGTAAATAGTTGAGTGGATTGGCGGGGTTGTCCAGCGCAAATATGATCCCCGCCATCGTGCCAACTTCGCGCGCCGTGACATTGACTTCCACGACATAATCCGCCGTTGGGTATTGCGGGCGGGTCAGTGTTATCGTTGATCCGGTAATTGCTTTGATGGAAACGTCATCCAGCCACAGACTCTCTGACGCCTGGTTGCCCTCGAATATGCGTAATTGCCTCAGCCCTGTATTACTCTTGAGCGCGCACTTGAAATTTACCCAACTTGCACCCGGCTTGAAGCTCTCATCATTTGCCACGATTGTTGCTATGCTGTCAATGAACGGGTTTACATATCGGGTCCCGACTGACTTCGCCCAAAAATCAAGGTGCAGCCATTGGTTATCCCCACCCACCGCTAGCGTTTTGCGTATGCCTGCCGTGCTTGAGGATGCGTCCACATCCATTCGGCACGAACTCGATCCGCCGTGCTTGTCAGTCGTGTCCTGATTAATTGAAGATGTGCCAGCAAGAGATAAGTCCCAGTTTGTCGGTGTGGTGGGGTTTGTCCAGTTCTCGATACCCACGTCGGGGGATAATTCTGCCCCAAGTGTTGGGGTGTTGAGTACCGCACCACTGGCTATGGCATATGTTGCGCCAACCCAATCATTACCTACTGCCCCATCAGCACGCGTGAATGTGTCCGCGAACTCAATAGCCGAGTCGACCACAACCGTAACGGGGGTTCCGAACTCCGCTGATATATTTCCAGCCGCATCTTTTACCCACGGGTACAGGGTATAAGTAGCATCCTCCGTTACAACATATTCGGTTTGTGCTGTTTCGCTCCACCCAGCCGCATCTACCGCCGGAGGCGTTGACGATTCAGTGATGATAAATGCCGCCGCGTCTGCATCGGCGGTAAACGCCGTGATGGTGATGGTCAAGCTACTCGACGGCGAAGTTGCCGTAAATGACAGCACCGCGGGCGCAGTCAAGTCCGCCCCTCCTCCGCTCATCAGCATGATAAATTTACGTCTCATTCAGCCTCCGTTTGTTCGCGCTTCTGCCATTCCCGCCACACCTTGCGGGTCCAGCCGTCAAACATTTCTGCAATCCGTTCCTCGTTGTACACGTTGATCGTTGCCTCTCGGTGTCTCAGATAGTCGCCCAGCAGGTGTATAAGTTCATGCGCTACCGTATCAGGTCGCGCCCCCCTGCTGGTGAGGATGTGCAGGCTTCCGAATAGTCCTTTACTCTTGAGTCTGCCTTCTTCGCCCAGGTAGTACGCCCACCGCCCCGCGTCCCACGCTGCAAACGTGTTGGGGTGAACATCGTAAAAGTAACCATCCACCCACTGACGCCGATAATTCAAGTAAAGGCGAAAGTCTGCTATTCGCTATCCTTCCACTCATCAAGCCAAAAGCCGCGTTTGATATACGCCTTCTTGATTCGCCGCCGGACCTGCTCGATCTTCTTTGCCGACCGCGACCCGAAGCGTTTCATGTACCCTGCCCTGCTGTTCTGCTTGCAGACCGATGACATTCGCTATCCTTTCTCTGGTAGACTTCTGGTAAAGTCCACCGACACTTATACGCAGTATCACTACTGGTATCGCTATTGCCATAATTCAGAGACTGAATTATAATTACCTCAGCAGCCCGCACCTGCTAGTTGCAACAGCCAGGGCGCAACCGGGATCGTGGTGCCGCCAGCACCAGCCCCAAGCGCAGCGCCCGCTCTCGCGCTTCCCTCGTGTAAGCGAGTAGCGCAAAATGTCCACCGTGCAGACCACCCCAAAAGGGTGGTTTTGCTTATCGTCACACTTCCAGCCGTTGCTTGATGTCTACCAGAGCCGCAACCACAGACGCCAACCGCCCGCGGATATTGTTGATATGGTTGTACACATCGGAATGAGGCTGTTGGACGTTGGGGACAGGGTTGTCTTTTTGCGGATATTCTGGACCCATCACAGGCACAAGCCGCGCCACAAGTCCCTGCAAGCTTTGTTCAAGCTCTTCCAGCACTTTATCCATTTCTTTGAGCGCTACCTGCACCTCTGGCGTTTTCTGCGCCTCGGTCTGCGTGCCAAATTCCGACCTGTAAATGTCATTAGTTGTGTAGTTCATAATTTCCTTTCTATCTCGTAAGTTCCTGAAACATCTCCTCAACCTGCGCCCGCCACTCCGCCACGTCTGCTTGATACTCCGGCGAGTTTACAATCACGCCTGCCAAGTTTACAAAGCGGGTTGAGCATCGCAAGGTAGTTGGCATATAAGTACCTTATGCCTCTGCCGGGAACTGCGCTTCTAGTCCCGTTTCCTTGTGCCACAACATACCCTCGGCGGCACTCATCGAATCAAATCCTTTATCGAACTCCCAAACGCTTTTGTCTGCAATACTCCTAAATATCCTAACCATTACGCCGTTCTTGAGTTCATCCGTTTTGACGAACGTTTCCTTTTTGTGATGCTTATCTCCTAAGTGACACTCGTGGTACTTCGTGTTTGCCCACATCTGCGGAGCTTCTCCGGGCATGAGTGCGCCAATCCGCTCTACATTCTCGTAATACCCATGAGCAAATAACCACATGACCTTGCCGTATTGGTAATATTTGCGCCCTATTGGTCTGTGATCAATCACAACATTTTTATTATTGTGAAACCACGAGGCGAGAGTATCGCCAAAATAGAAAATCCGCTCTTCGTCATGGTTGCCTTTCACGATCAGAACCTCGACAGGCGCAATGGTTGTCATGGTGTCAATCAGCCCTATAATCATTTTCTTTCCCAGGCTGTACGTTCTCTGCCAGCGAGGATCTTCCCTTTGCGGTGTTCCGTGGGCGGTTGTGTTCCCGCCGTTGTTGACGTTGAAGAAGTCATTACCGATAGGGAATAAAATCTTCTCAATTGGATAATGGGACGCCCTAGCCAAAAGACCATTCACCGCGCTTTCTGCCTTTTTAACGTACAAGTCAGGGCTTGACTCCTTGCCTACTTCGTCGCTATCTGTCAGCCGCCCGAGGTGCAAATCAGGGACCATAAACTCGTACAGTAATCCATCCTTGATTTTCGGGTATCGAATCAATTTGTATTTCGGCGCGTATGCAATAGCCTCTTTCCTGATTAACTCGACTTCGTTACGCGCGGCTTTCTCTTCCAGTTTCGGGCGGAGCGTTACCCGTACCGAAAACATTTGCTCAACAAGCAACCTCCCCGAATCGCGCACGTGACCATCTACCACTTTTCCGTTTTTAACGTGCCATTCAACCTGTCTGTCTTTTCGGTAGCCCTCAGATTTTCCGGGTTCAATCTTTACGATTTCCCAATCCGCAGAACTCAACTTAAGGAACTTCAACAAATCCTTGTGCCCCATAATTCTTGGGATTGTCACATTGATTACAATTCGCCCGGTTGCTTTGTAGTCTGTTTTTTCTGCCTTGCACCGAGATCCACAATCCAAACACTCTGTTCTATCGCCTCTCGGTCTGGTGTTTCCTGATCCACATTTTTTACAAAGTAACTCCATGCAGTTTCCTTTCTATGGATAGTAGCAACTGCGCTTGCTATCACTGACGTACTTCTCAAGGTCTGCCAGCGGGTAATACACATCCCGCGAAGCAATGAACGGGACAGGTACGTCGTAACCGTCCAACTGGTCAAACCTGTACACCCGATAACCGCTTGCGCCCTTGCCGATGATCGTGGCAAAGAACACGCGCGGGTCGGTGTACGGGTCAATTGTGGAAACGTCGGGCGGCGGCTGGGTCGCATCGAAGTGCGCAACTTTCAGCATGTTCCCGACCTCCGCCCCACCCAGGCTTGCGCCGGTACAAATCAGCGTGTAAATCCCTGGTTCGTCTGCGGTACCGTTCTCGCCTGTCAGGTGGTTTCTGTGTGTCGTCAATCCCTTACCGTTGCAAAATGCCGTTGTGCTTCCGTAGACTTCCGTGAGCCTGTTGGCAAGCCAGCGGTATTGATCTCTCGTCAGTTCATCGTGATACTTGCCAAATACAATCTTTGACGCCAAGTCCATTGCGAAGAACTGCCAGCCTAAGCCGAAAGTTGAAAAGTGCCCGTTGAGGTGATCGCTGTATTCGCCAACACGCTGCACGGCTGGGCGGCTGCTAATGTCGGCCTGCGCCCATTCGTGCTTTGCGAAGTAGCGGACGGTTCCGGCTTGCACCTTCACCAGCGGCGATGTCCACGTACCCGAGGTGGTATCAATAGTGATACTAGGCATGAGAATTTGCGTCTAACTCTTCGTAGGTCGCGGCGAATATATCTAGTTTACATGGATAGATTTCGCCTTTCACTCCAGTGATGAGCATATCTTGTGGAGTAAAATTCATTAAGCCTTCGCTTGTTGGAATAAGATAGCACTCATCGTTTTCTTGTGTGATTGGTTGACCTTGATACTCGAACGACCACGCCATACCGTCATAAAGAGGCGCGCCGCTCGCCCTTCCAATTTCAACTAATTCATCAAAATTGATAGCATCAATTACAACTGGTTTCTTACGATATTTCGCCATTATTACTCCAATTGCTTCGTAAACTGCGTCCCTGTAAACTGCTGCGTTGTCCCGTCGCTCATTTCGGCGTCGATCAGCACGCGCTTGATCGCGGCGATGGTAGGCTCTACCGGAGGCACTACCCCGTTATCCGTGTACGTGCAAAACGGCTTGCCCAGGTGGATGATTGCCACCCAGCCTTTTTTCGGCGCGCCGTTGATGTCTGTGACTTGCAACCACATATCACCGACCTCTTGAATGACCTTGCCGAAACCGTCGCGCAACTGCTCTGTAGCCACGAACATATAATTTCCATGCCACTTCTGCTCCGCTGAGTACAAGCCAATTCTGACGTTATCCGTATTGTGGTCTGGACGAAACGCCATATTGCTGTACAAGTTCGTTGCCTCGTATCTCGTCATACTTTCTCCTTCCTGGTAGACTTGCCCAAACATCTGCTCAAATGCGGTGTCTGTCATCAGGTCGTAATCAATATCTTTTGACTCAACCCCTGCCGCCAACCCGATAGCAGGTGTCCCGCTTTGCAGGATCTCGTATTTGTCCCACGGAGGCGGGATAAGAATGTTTTCATAGTCAGGCTCAAATGGGTTTTCCGGGTAACTAGCAAGCCACAATTTGAACTGCTTCCAGTATTCAATCTGCGCCTCGGTCGCGTATGCCATGCGCTCAACCCAATAATAAAACCCCGTATAAATTCCAATCTCACGCCCCAACAAACGCTGAAACTCAACGATGAAGTCGTACCACTTGCGCCAGCCTGCGTAACTGCCGGACTGCCTATCTTCCAAGTCAAGCCAGCAGATACCTTCGGGGTCGTCCCTGATAATGTTCCAATAAAGTTGCGCCTGCTCTTTGGGGTCATAGCGGTTATCGTAATACCAGTAACTCGCCCGCGGCAGTACACCTTTGGCGTTCGTCCACGAGACAGGGAAATCCTGGTCCATCCAGTCACCCTGCCCCGCTTTGATAATGACAAACGACGCACCGTAATCCCGCATCTTGTGGAAGTCTACATTTCCAAAGATGACAGTGGAATCCTGGTACGTCGAAATGTCAAACCCGAATTTCATCCAACCATCCCAGCCAGCCAGAAACAGTAACTTGACATGCAAGCCAGCACCCAGCAAGCCTTTACAATGTCGGTGTCGTCGATCATTTCGCCGCCTGCGCTGTATAACAAGCCGTGTTGTTTTCTGGATAGCACGGTGCGCCGGATTGGTGATATTGATGACACGCAGCGCAGTAAACGTAAACAACCGGGACATACCTGTACGTGAAAGTGTTTGGTGAAGTAGTAACCTTCGGTTCTTCAATTTTCTTCCCGCAGTTGGGGCAATAGTTCAGTGGGGTTTGCCAGTACCCGCAAATACATTGGATTTGGTCAGAGACATTTTTTACTTGAATCATCTTGTCACCTTCCTGTGTGGTCTCCGCGTCGCCGTCTTGATATCCCCTACTACCTCGCGTTCCCACTTGTCATGAGAAATCCACAGCGTTTCCAGTCCAGCCATGCGCTCAACGATCTTGTCCATTTGTGACAAAAACATCTTGTCGCGCTCCGCCATCAACTGATCACGCTTTTCAATTGCCTTGAGAAATAATATTGTGATTGCTAACCCAAATGCCAAACCGGGCGCCTGGTCTGTGAGTGCCGACCAAAAACCCTCCATTTATTGCCCCCTCTGCTGCGATGTGATTTGTGATAAACTCGTCATACTGTAGCCTCCTAGCGGGCTGCGGTTTCTCCCGCGTTTCGGCGCGGGAGTTTTTGTTGTAGAAACACGCGGCGCAAGACTGTGGACACTTGTCCCACTGTGGCGGTCTGTGCGCTGCGTCAACCCAGACCCCCATTGACCTGTGAGCATCGCATCAATATCCCGCGAAAGAAAAAGTTTTGTCACTGCTTGCGCCGCGTTTTTCAATGGATTTCCCCGCTATCCTGAAATTTCAGCGGGCTTCTGGAACGGCTGAACCAGCAACACGAAAGAGGCTTGATTCGCCACGAGAGCCGCAATCAGAATACCCAGCAGGTCTTTTGCGCCTTCCACGGTGCAGGCGACCAGCATAAAGACGTTGGCGCAACTCAGACCAAACACACCGAGAGCCGCAACCACAAGCAGGATGCCCATCACGCGCGCCTTGCCTGCCGTGTCAAACTTGCCGTACCATTCCGCGAGCTGGGGAATGTACGCGATAGCGAGTGAAAGAATTACACCAGCGATAGAGCCTAACTGTTCAACGGTCATTAGATTTCTCCTGTATATTTTGACAAAATAAAAAGCCGTTTCAACTCTGTTGTCAGAGTCAAAACGGCTACATTTCTGCTTCCGCGCCGCCTTTCAGCGGTCTACTGTCACCAACGCTTTTGCGCGCCTGTGATTCTTAAGTTGTTTGTTACTTGCCTATTATATCACCTGTTCTTTTTTCGTGCGTCTTTTCTTGCAGACCACTCCGCTACGAACTGCCCCAAGCCACTGATAAGGGCATCCATAAGATCGCGCTTTGGCTCGGCGGCTTTATGCTCCGCGTCCCACGCATCCGCCACGCGCCGCGCCAGGGTTGCCGCCTCCTCGCTGTTTGCGATGGCTATCTTGAGCCTGCGTAGCACCTCTTCACGGAATTGTCCGGTATCCAACTGCAATCCAATGACTTCGGTTTCTTCTTTCATTCGTTCTCCGTTGTTACATCAGCCATTGTATGAGCCCAATTAAGTACCACAACAAAAGACAAGACACCACTAAGAATAAAGCTACGAGCCAAAAATCCCTGTCACCATTCAACAACCGTCTCCCGCCCCTATTGTACGCCGTTTCCGCGCTGCAAGCAATCGCTGGGCACGGAAACTATTGCAAAAGCGTTACTGTTTCGCCTTCAGCATAGCAGCAACGTACACATCACGGCTCGCCTGAAATAGAGCCGACCGCAGTTCGGCAGGAGTGATCCGCCCGCCAATAGCCCTCTCGATCTCTAGCAGGTGCCTCGTCATTAGTTCGCTCTTTCGCTTTGCCTTTGATGGCGGCTTTTTAGGATCTGCCTGCCCGCCGTTCAAATTCTGCTTGTATTTTTTGAATTGCCTGCTAGTTACCTTGAGTGGGTTTGTCATTGCTTCACCTCCACTACGATTGCAAATACCTCAACTGGCGAGTTTCCAAAATGTGGGTGTGTGATTGTCTTGCGGGTATATCCCTTCCAAGATCGCACAATTCGCCGCCTGCGATCTTCTCTCGCCGGATAACCGCACAACAAAACGACAAAATCATAATGCCGATCTTCGAGGCGCTTTGTCCAATACGGATTTGCGAGGCGGTACTCCTCGGTCTTTTCACCGCTAACAATCTGGTCAAAGTATTCCCTTTTGAGGTGCAAAACCAAGTCTGTCATAGTTGCCTCATAATAAACTCTCTCGACATTCGGTCGATTGGTTCCAGTCCATACTGCGCCGCATCCACAGTCGCCACCTTCCCGCGCTCCCGCTCGCGGTCTGCGATAAACGACACCAGCGCCAACAGGTACACGGCGGCAAACGGCGCTTGCAGGAGCAGGATAACGGGGTCAGTCGTCGGCATTGATAATTCGCAGGGCTTCGTCAAGGTTAGCGTTATCTTCCACAAGACCGCACCGACACTCGCCAGAACCATCTACACCGAAATAGTCAGGGTGCGCCGGACAAGAATAAAAGCCATCTTCACACTCTGTATGTTTAAAGCGACGCATCAGTTCAAGTATTTCGATTAACCTTTTTTTATCCATTTGCTATCCTTTCTATCGGCATCCGAGCCCCGCATTGTCTGAACTGCATCCCCGCCAGAAGTGTCCAGAACTTCCAACGATGTAGCAGTAGTTACCGTCACATTCCGCCGCTATCTCGCTGCCTCTGTTCAGCCAGTAGCCAGTATTCGCGCCAGCTGCGTTGCGTATCCAGACGTTGCCAGTCACGGTCACACGCGGGGACGCCGTTGGCGTGGTGGTGATATGCGTCACTGTGTTCACAGCAGCGGTAGGCTTTACCGGAAGCGTGGAACAGGCGAGGGACGCGAGCAG